GATACTTGACGTTCCCAGACTTGAATTTGCTCACCCATGTTATCGACAAACACATTCGCCAGATCAAAGCCAGCAACCAGTCGCTGTCCGAGAATGCCCGTAGTTGCCTGTGCTTTATAGCCCATAACCGTACTCCTTCATAAGATCACTGTATTCGTTTGCTTCGAGCATATCGATAACATCGTCAGAACTCATGTACTTGAGGCACATCAGTGCGATGTCTTCGAATGAGACATAGCCTTCGTCTGCCATCTCCATGGCAAAACAACGACCGTCAAACTTGATTAACTTTCCCATTATATACTCCTGTCAAGTTCTGAAACACTGTCGATTAGTTGACGGGCGTATGACTCACTAATGCCATAATCCCTCACCAGTATCTCAATTGATTTACTAATAGAATAGCCATTGTCGATCAACTCACACGCGGCGAAATAAAGACGACCAGATGCGCTCATTATGCTACCTCCCGTACCTTACAGTATTCTTCCGTCAGACGGACGATTTCAAGAGTGGCAACACCACTAGGGTTAGAAGATGACGGAACACCCGTCACCACAACTGACTCGCCAACGGCGAGACCAGCGGCGTAGAAATTTTGGGTAACACAGTCATAAGATAAAGTCATTACAGAACTCCTGCTTCGCGCATTTCATTTTCAATAGAGGCGTGTTTCTTTGCGTTCTGGTACAGACCCCAGATAAGCATACGCCCTTTTCGTGACAACGGGAACGTTGAACCAGCACGGTTCAGTCGATAGTAGTTATCCTCACAGCAACATTCACGGAGACGGATAACTTCCTCGACAGCATATTGCTTAGTCATGCCAACACTTTTCAGTGAAAAGTCACGAGTAAGAAAACCAATAGCAATTTTTTCAAAACGTTCAAAAATCATAATCACCTCTCAACTCAATCAACAAAACAATTATCTCACAACCAGCCATCGATGTCTATGAAATATTCACACTTTCTTAGACTTTTTTGTTATATCAATAATCTAACTCATAACCTTTTTCAAACGCGGTGATGAAAACCTGGCCAGTCGCTAGGAAATGTTCGTCATCTAGGTAACGGATTTCGAAGACAAATTGGTCATCTTGAATCCCTAGGAATTCAGAGGACACGTATTCATCATAGTAACCAGTGTCGCGGGCAACTCGCTCTAAATCTGCAACAGTGAAGTCCATCACTTCACGGATTTGCTTCGCATCAATCATCATGCTACTCCTAGAATTATACCGATACGCTTTTCTTTGTTGACATTCACGGTGACTGAATCACCGACTCGGCGAGTCTCGCCTTTCACATCAAGGTACTTCAGAGTCTCCACGACTCGCTTTCCGTACTTACGGAACTCAACTTGATAATCATTCCAAACATATTCTAACATTAATCTTCCTCTTTTTTAAAACCAAATGGAGAGACGGCGAAGCAAGTCTTGCCAAGCACTAGTCGATCACCAACTGAGGTGGATCGAAGACCCATGACTTGACCAGTTCGCTTACTGATCGGCAGATCAGCCATCACAGTAACATCTTCGGAGAAGTCACCGTTGGCGACCATCTCGCCATCGAACTCGAACTCTGCTTCACGAGACCAAGAACCGCGAAGGTTCTGAGTGCGCTCATAAGCATACTCAAGGGCATCATCAACAGACAGTGAATCAGGCGCATCGACAAAAGCAACCAAACGACTGGACTCTTCGAACGCACGGTGGATAACAGCAACTTTCATAAACATCTCTCTCTCATCAAATTACAGAGTAATTATCTCATGGGTAGCCGAAAAATGCAAGCGCCAAGTCATTGATTTCCAACGACTTTTTTGACGCTTGTAAGTGATTGATTTTATTAGAGTTTTTTTAGAAGAAAATTGAAGTTTTTTTAGAATATTTTGTTATAAGGAGAGATGTTCTTAGAACCTACAGTTCATTAGATCATTGAAGGTACTGTGCCATATTTCAGAGTACTGGCAAGATTGAGTCTCTGGATAGCACGGTGCACCATTAGTGTAGTGTAGCATCTTTGGCTTTTCATCTGTCTGATTTTCGTTCTCTACCAGATAATTCCAGGACAACGGAATGTCACCTATCAAGTCACTTTGTGTCCACTTGAACTGGTGCAAGTCTAGACCAGGAGCAGTGTTCACATAGTCGAGTGTCAGACTCTTACACTTGGGATTGTTGAATAGCATCAGACTCGACCAGTTCTTATAGTTGTATGCCGTTTGTTTTCTCCCACGAAATTTTTTATCGCTCTTGACTACCTGATTATGCTTCACGCACATCACAGCATATTGATCATCACACAATTCAAACAGCGCCGCAGGATCTTCTTGGAAGATTACATCATTGTCCACAAATAGAGTCCAGCCTTCATAGTCATACAAGTAAGGCACAAGAAATCTTGAGTTACTAAACTGTGTGCTATCGAATTCACCACGAGGACGTTTCCATATTTCTTGCATGTTCATTTGATTCAGCAAGTGAAACTTGATGGGCTTTGAACTTTTTTCTAGAAGACTATGCATCGCCGTATGCGCTAGAACTGGCACAGTTGTGTCATATCCTATTACGATATTAAGCATTAGAATTTTCCAAATTTTGTTTTAGATATTTTTTCTTTTGACAAGTCAGAAATAATTTCCCATTTGAGAAGACCAGCATCGATCCAATTCTGTACATAGCCAATTTCTTTATCGTGATAATGCGGATGTATCTGCATAGCCATCAACGGCATATGCCACGATTTAGGAAGCATAAGATGATATCTTGGATCTGGATTAGGATTTTTCGTATACTTAACAAAAAAGTCAAATCCATAAATTGTAAGACTCTTATACGTTTCAACTTCTTCAACGAGATATTTTATTGCATTCAGTCCCATTGATGGCCTAACAGAATCCCATTCGCCAGAAACAGAGCCAAAACTTTTCATCCAGTTCTTGTTTTCTTCATGTGTGAACATATCATAAGCAATACCTGATTCTTTGATATTGTCAGGCATTTCTTCTTCACGATCAAAGTTTCTTTTACTTCTAGAATATAAAATCAGACTTGTTGTTTTGAAAGCATTTCGTTGTTTATCACCATAAATCTTAGACCTGAGATCACCAGTAAACCACACATCTGTTCTACTGCCAATCGCAGGCTTAAATTCATCATCAATTAAGATACCTTTACCACAACGGCAAACCAGATCGAACGATTCGATCCAGTCGCCTTTTTCTTGTGTCATTACTTCTACCGAATTGCCAAGCAATACGACATCTTTGTCCGCGAAGTACTCACGGATCAAGTCATTTTTCATAGATTAATCTACGACAGTTGGTTTAAAAGGCTTGACGACATCGTTGCCATCGATACCCATTTGGCGCCAGATGTTCTTGATTTTTGAATTGGCTTCACAGAATGTAAGAATGTTATTGAGACTGAAGTAACAGTATTCTGGATACTCTTCAGCAGTTGCACTTACACTCGTTGCCAAGATAGGACCATTTTCAGTGTTAACGAATAGTCTTGGATTGTACATCTTGATGATGCCGTCTTCGATTGATTCGACTCTTCCAATCATATCGCCACTGAATGTTACCATTGAGACCACTTTACCTACATACTCTTGCATAATTTACTCCAATTACCAGTTAATTCCTTTCGGTGTATATTGACGAATTTTCGCTTTGATATCATTCGACAATTCTGCTTGACTCAAGGCTTTTTTGCCTCTACGCTTTATATATGTGTAGTTGGCCTTCTTAATGTATTGACCACCTTTATCACTCTTGACTAGTTCAGCATCTATCCTGAATGCATTGAATGCGAAAACAATTTCACCGTCCATGTATCTCTGAAGACCTTTGCCCATATTGATGATATCGCCCATCGTCTGTGATACTCCGCGGTGTGTGTTCACCAGAATCTCTTCTGGAACAGTTCTGTCGCGCTCTTTGTTTTGTTTCTTGGCGATTTCAATATCATTTACAACCCACACGATATGGATATCTTTGGCATCATAGCCTATTGCTTGAACAGACCTTGACAAGTTTTCTAGTTTACGTAAGTCTTTCAGAGTAACGTCAAAGATAATGTTAGGCTTACGATCGGCTGGCGCTCGAAGTACCGTTTTATACAATGTCTTTGTACGTCTATCACTGATACCAAGTCCATCAATAATTTCATGGAGTCTTGATACGTTTTCTGGTTTCTTTAGATCAGCCGCTAGTTTTGTGAGGTCATCACCGAACTCTTTCTTCACGCGATCTTGTAGCAGTTTAGATTTTGAAGCCAGTGTTTTAAGAGCATCAACATCAAATACATATCCTTCTGCACCAACAAGATTGCTAAGAACAAATCCTTTACCCGATCCAGCTCCGCCCGCCATGATAATGACGTTGTTGAATTTGGGATACGCTTTACCTCCGAAGGTGATCAGCGCCTCACACAATTCTTCTATTTGAGTTTTATCGTGAAAGTCTTGAAATCCTAGCATTTTCATTATCCTATGAAACTGGTCCAGTATAATTATCGATGAGCTTTAGCCCATAGTTATTTATACCTTTCTTCACTGTAACACCAGATTTAAACTTTAATTCATTTGCTTTAAATGGATCATAGTTGACATGGTGATGCCAGCGGCCGTAGCGCCAAACGAGCGTGGCAACGTCTGGATGCATGTCTACAAGCATCTGTGACTTCGCAATCGTACCAGAAGTATTGTATCGTTCTCTGGTCTCAACTAAATCTTCTGCTTTGATTGCTTCACCAGTTTCAGGATCATAACCAATTTCTTTGTGATAAAATTCTTCAGTGTTGCCACCTTTAAGTGTCTGTGTCGCGGCTTTACCTTGCAGAAAAGCATTGAACTGTACTGTACAGTCACCGTCTTTCAATACACGCAAACAAATATCAGTATCTTCATTGTAACGTCCACGCCAACGATGCTTGCAGTCATTGCGAATCAACAAGCAAGAATAGATTCGAGTGTTCGCTACAAATGGCGGATACTTCTGATTTGGTGCGCAGAAGAAACGATATTGTGGACCAGCAATCATCACATTCTCATATCGATCAACAAAGTCTTCCATGATCTTAAAGCATACACCACTGCCGACACGTATACGAACATTCTGGTGAAGTCGATAGAAGTCTTGAATGTTGTCATCGAGTACCCAGTGGCTTGTTGCGCCGATACTGATAGAGTGATCCCAGCACCAGTTTCTCGCACGACCAGGACCATCACCATGATTACTGAAAGGAGCAATCAGTAAAGTAACATAGTCTCGAATGCCGAAGTTATCCAGTGCTTTCTCATAGTTCTCTTCGTCTTGTGGTTCAATCGCGATGTAGTGTGGTACTTTCATGCGCGCCAAAGACTTAGAGGTAAACATGCTTTCATGTCTACCTTTAGAAATAATATAAACAGGATACTTAGGATTAGTCATCTATTCTGCTCCATATCACAGGCTTGTTATTCCACATCTTACACTCGGCTTGTATATATCCCTGTGATTTCATAAATGTATTGAAAATTTTTGACATATTTTTTTGATCAACAATCGAGTGACCGTGTTCGTACTGTCTAAAGTGACCGATAGACCATGTATTGAACGCATTAGCAATGATAAAGTATTTCGGCGATACTGCATCAATTATTTCTTTCACATGTTCAACTGGATTGTAAATATGTTCGAAATACTCAGAAGCAAAAACAAAATCTACATCGTGCTTCACATCATGGATAGATTCGATCAAATTGAAATCCATTCTTTCTGACATTATTTCACAGAATTTCCACTGCTTTGTATCTTTAAGATTGATAGCATAAGCATTAGCATTGGGAAAGATTTCTTTCAACGTGCAAGTACTATAACTGATACCACAGCCGATGTCAACAAAAGACTTGGTATCTTTTAGCACTTCATACATCGATCCGCCATAGGGAAGAGATGGCTTCATGAGTCTTCTAATATACTGTCTACTATATCCTACAAAGCAATTAAAGATATCAACAAAATAATAATCGTCATCATACACTTTAAATGCTTCGTCTAAGTTTCCAGCATCGAGGTGTTCGTACCAACGCTCGGTCAGTTCCGTGAACAGCGAGTTATCTTTCCGAATTCTTCTGGCTTTCTCTAGATCAATGTCAAACAGTGAACTATAATCTCTCAAAAAATATTCATATAATGCAATAGGCTTCTCTGTTAGAAAACTATTCATCATCTTCGATCCATCTCAACAAAGAATTTTTAGTGATCTCAAGTTTAGGATACCAGATAGATTTAGTTCGATCAGTGATATTCTGCTCTACTAGTTTAGCGAACGCATCATAGTCTTCTTTCGTTCGGAAATGGACACTGATAGTCTTATACGTTTTATTTTCTTCTTGATCAAACTCTGGCATATCTTGCCAATGTTTCTCCCAAGAGTTCTTAGGAGTTTCTATTTGAACATCAAAGAAATCTTCAAGAGTCGCTTGCTCTACTTTTTCTTTCTTGCCAACAAAGTTATCATAAGAACCAGATTCTTTTACATCTGACATAGTACTCTCCACTACAATTATTCATCATATGATACCACAACGGCATCTGACTTGTCAACAAAATTTATATAGCCAGCAGGTTCGCGTGAACGATATTCCCAATGATCACCTTCATCGCCTAGAAACGGCACAGTCTGACCAATCAAGTGGGAGTACCATTTGCTTTGATCCTTGCAAGTCTGTATCAGTAACATCTGTTTCATTTTCCACAATCTCCTGCCATTTTGGATTCTTCGCAAAAAACTGTATAGTCAATCCTACTTCTCTACCATGCGCTTCTATCTCCCAAGGATAATCATAGTAGTCAACTGAATTGAGTTTAATTTTCTGTGAATGCCACTTGTAAGTCATCGTTTTGCAACCGCGAATCAATTGCTTCATCTCGCCTTTGCACCACTGCTTCATGTGAACCAACTCATGCATCATTGTACGAAGAAACGTCTCCAAGTCGAGTGTGTTATCGATTCGAATCAGAAATTCAACAGGCGTTCCGCCATCTTCATTCTCCTCGTAATCACAGTCGGCATAGATATTTTCCTTCTGTAAGAGATTTTCAATGCCTTGCACCTTGATAGTAATCTCTCTTTTTTGTCTTGATAAAAATTTATCGACACAGAAGTCGATTGCGTCAAAAGCGATTCGTTTCTGATTCAATGTCAACTGGCTGTGTCGTTTTTTAGTCATGTCTTTTCCAAGATGTTCACAAGTCTAGATATTATTATACACGTTTTCTGGCGTAGTTGCAACATATGGATCATAAGGACAGTTGTTCATCATGCCATCTTCGACAAACAGATGCTCAACAAACAGATTATCAATGAGTGCTACGTATCGCCATGAACGACCACCGAATCCAAGATTGCGCTTATCGACAAGCATACCCATGCCTTCTGTGAATTCAGCATTGCCATCAGGCAACATCTTAATTTCTTTCACGCCGAGATGCTGTGACCACTGATACATTACGAATGCATCATTGACTGATACGCACCAGATTTCATCGACACCTTTGTCATAGAACTTCTGCGCCATCTCTTCGAAGCCAGGGACCTGACTGTTTGAGCATGTAGGAGTAAATGCTCCTGGCAGACTGATCAGAAGAATTTTCTTCCCAGCAAAAAGTTCTTTGGTCGTTTTGTAATCCCAGCGAAAAGGATTGTCGCCTTCAATACTATCATCACGCACACGCATACGAAACATCGCGTCTGGTAGAATCTGAACATCAGGTTCAGGCAAATCATCAAAATAAGTCATTCTATACTCCTTGTTGTTTAGATTGGCCTCCCGAGTAGGACTCGAACCTACAACCTACAGCTTAGAAGGCTGTTGCACTATCCGATTGTGCTATCGGGAGATGTTCGGTGAGAATTAAACTCTCTTTTCCAAGATCGCGATCTCAGCATCTTTACGTGCCTGCCAAGCATCCTGCGTTCGATCATTCTTCTCAAAGAACTTTGAGTTCTTCAAATTCTGTAGCGCAACTGCTCGCCGTGCAGTCTCGTTGTTTTTACGCCATGCTCTAGCCATACTATATCTCCTTAATTGGCTCCGCGTGGTGGGCTCGAACCACCGACCCAGTGATTAACAGTCACTTGCTCTACCTACTGAGCTAACGCGGATTTACTCTTCTACACTCTTACCGTTAACATAAATGGTACTATCAAACATTGTATATTGATTTTTGTTCGTTGTCAACTTATATCCATTAAAGCTAACAACTTTCTCGTTTGTCTCTCGCTCAATCGCTGTCTTCAGATCGCCAAGGCAGTTGTATCTTTTTTTCAATATATTCTTCGATTGTTTCATCAGCATTCACTCTGTAGTCTTCAAAAAAGTTACCGTACAATGGATCAACATAGTAATCCGTCTCGATAGGCCAATCAGTATAATTTTTGTTCAAAAAATCTTTCTTGTAATTATAACTGATATTGTCTCTCATTGCAATGGACGGTAGTCTAGAAGACATAATTTTTTCATCTTCTTCATTCCATCTAAGTGTCGATAGCAATTTTTTATTTCTGCGAATACAATCATTAGTGTGCCAGTCGAAGCCGCAATCAAAGTTGAAATCGTAATCTCTAGGATCACCACTCTGAAAATGTCTAGGACGCCTCTTCTTTTCTGAGTGTGAGAATGTCTTTATGTGCATGTAAAAATCTCTCGAACGTATCGAGTATCCTGTCATGTTTTCAGATAGAGCCTCGTACTTCAATCTGAGATTTCTGTGTACGTCTTCTAGCGTATATACTTCCTCGACATACTTATGCTCGGCAGACTTTTTTGTTTCGATTGCAATTCGATCAACATCATATATGTATTTCAAGTATCTGTGGCTCTGTGAAATCTTATCCAGTTTATCGAAGTCTAGAAACGACTCATATAGACTCTTGTACCACTCTTTAGTCCACCACAACTCGGCCGCTTGATCTTTATACGAGTACAAGAAATCTGTATACTCGTAATGGTAAAAATCTGCTGGATGACGCTCGATGATTTTTGACATTTTTTCATAACTGCCTGTCCACAGAAAGTCATCGCCATCAACAGGTATCAGATGTGTGTAGTCAGAGTTAAGAAAATATTCCAATACAAAATTCTTACCTCGTCCTGGGGAACCTCTCAACCGTGAGTCTGATACAACTACCTTGTAATACTTCGAGTAAGTATCAACTACCCACTGCTTATAATTCTCATCCCATGTGTCAACAAAGATTGTAAGTTCTGGGATATATCCCATCTGCTTCATTGATATCTGAAGACTCTCTGGATGCTCTGAAGTTAAGATAGCGGGCAGTATTTTCATTTGCCGAATAGTTCTACTATATCAGGTCCAAACGTAGCAATACCGCCACCGAATCCAATGAATGCTACTAGTGAGATTATTAATAGTTTTGTACTGAAATCTTCTGTCTGTAGTTTAACACCAAACAATTCATTGCCCAGTACTCTAACGCTCATTTCAAATGTTGATTTATCAGTTTCCATCTTTACGTCCTGGATTCCATATGTCGTTTTGTCTCATGGCAAATGTTGTGTCTTCATAAGAAAAATCTCTGTGGTGAACTCTTCGAATGATGTTGAGTTCTACGACTGCATGAAAAGGGAACCCTTGCCTACCTGATCTATCTGTACTTACACTGTACTCAATGAGTGATTGAAGATATTCCATGCACTCTCTACTACCCCATAACAATAAAAGTTTCTCTTTGATATGAGGAAACTGTTCGTCAATAATACTGTCGGCCGAGCCTCTCTCTATACCAATTTCTGGAACTAATTCAAAAAGTGTTTTTGGTTGTTTCGTTAAGAATGGTGCCGCCACAAGGATTCGAACCCTGGACCTACTGATTACAAGTCAGTTGCTCTACCAACTGAGCTATAGCGGCTTTGGAGCGGGTAACGAGGGTCGAACTCGTGACCTTCTGCTTGGCAAGCAGACGCTCTACCAACTGAGCTACACCCGCAAAAGAAAAGGACAGCATTGCACTGTCCTTTCTTAAAAGTCTATGAGACTTAGACAGCGACATTGCTTTGCGCAAGTGCCCGATAGCCAGCGGCGATCACTGCACGAGACGCAGTGCCAAGACGATAACGTGCCGCACGAACGCGACCGCGGTTGTCTTTAGATCCGCTGTTGAGGTAGATAGGAAATCCACTCATACGCAGATCACTAACGAGGGCAGTTGGATTAGCAACACCAAAACGAGACTGAATCTGCTTTACAGTCAGAGTTTCACCACTTTGAAATGCTTCCAATACACGTTGCTTATTACTCATACTATATCTCCATAGTTTAGAAAGTTAAACAGAGAGTCATTTCTCACTCTCTTATACACAGTTTACTTGGAAGTTCTGAAGAAGTCAAGCACTTTCTCAAGTTTTTTTGTGAACTTTTCACACTTCTCTAAGTCACTGTATTTACACATATTAACAGGCTACAGAGCCAATGTCAATAGGCTTTCTTGTTTCCAATGTTGTATTTTGTCACAAGTTCCCAGTCTTTCTTTTCTTTGTGGGAAATAATCTTGATCTGACTCATTGGACAGGTCTCTTCGTCATCGATCTCGGTGACTAGCTTCACCAGACTCCACTCTTGAAGCAACCGCGCAATAGTGTTTCTTCTATGGCGATCTTCATCGCCGAAGTTGGTGCTTTTGCCGTCAAGTGCAAAGAGTTCTTTGAAGTGTACGATATAGTACTTACCACGTTTATGAAGGATGTGGCACGACTGATAAAGTTTTCTCTCCTTAGGAGATGCAATGCCGATGCGCGTCAGCGTCTCTCGGACTTTCAAGAAATCATCTTCCTTGTCAAGAATGATCTCGACAAAGGTATCAATTAAGTTTTCCATGGTTAACCACCCTTCTGTAGGTTCTCTTTTATAATTGTTATTTGCTCATCAGAAAGAACAGGTAACGTTTGAAGGGCTTTTGCATTACTATAACCATAGTATTCTTTTATCGCCTCAATATCATCGTTCTGCTCTTTTTTGAACCACTTCGAAAATCTCTTACGTGGTCTAATTATATTTAGCAAAAACTCATATTGAAGTTTTTTATCCAAATGAGTGAAACGATTCATCTCATTCGCCATAAAGATAGTGTCTTGAAAATAAGATAGTCCGCGATTGACTAGGAAGGCAGGATATTCTTTCTCAGCGATCTCATCATTTTCGCTGTCGCGCATCATGTTGTTTTTTGTGCTGTTGATACTGTTAAGATAGTCAAATGGATTCATTATCTGGCCTCAATTCTCTACTACGTTCCTCAATCACTTCCATTAGTTTAGCACATTCATCACACACAGTAAAGTCAATATACTCATCGCCACAGTCTATGCGTATGGTATGCGGCTGTGAACTAACCTCGTTTCTACATTGTGGTACTTCGCATTCCATTGCCATATCCTCGCTTGTAGTTTGACACAGTGTGTCGCGTCAATGCCGCAATCTCTTCTCTTGAGAGATCAGCGACATGCTTTAGCGCGGCTTGCTCTATTCTGAAACCAACTTTCTTCTTGCCATCTTTAGTTGTGTATCGTTCAAAGACTGGCGCTTCTTTGAGTGGTCTTGCGAAAAGAATCTTGCCTGCATGTTTATAATCTGGCCGCATCACTGGTGGCGCAAGAACGAAAAACAGATAGTCAACATTCATGCACTTCTTGAGTTGTCTCTCGCCGAATGATATCATATCTTTTAAGACATACGGCTGTTCTGTTTTGACTTCGACCGTATATGTCGTATCATCTTTTGTTGCTAGAAAATCTTTCTCGCTGTCAAACTGATCAAAAGAATCTTTCACCGTAAAGCCAGCTTCGACTAGCAGATTACGAATAATCGCTTCACCAGTCTTGCCTAGCATTTGTATTTCCATATCTTTTTGTTTCATAATATAAATCTCACATGGTTAGATAATTAACGCTCTCAGTGCTAAGTGAACCACCAAAGACATAGAAAGAGTCATGGTGATATTTGTCCATCTCATAGTAGCCTATCGACTTCATGTAGTCATCAACTGGCTTCTCTGTGCCAATTCTAGTCTCAAGACATATCACTGGCTTGTATTTCTCGATTGTATTCTTTGCACCACGGAGTGCGGCGAGTTCAAAGCCTTCTACATCCAACTGCATGAAACTACAGTCATCTAGACATAGAGAATCAATCGTGAGCATAGGATACTTATTACCAGCGACTACGTTATTCATGCCTACGTTATGCGAGCAGAATCGATTGACATCAATCAGACCAAACGTTTCACCGACAGCCGCTTGCAACTTGACGATGTTGTCTTTCTGACAGTTGTTAACGAGACAGTGAAAACTCATAGGATCAGGCTCGAATGTATAGACACGCTCAAACATGTCACTCAGCAATCGTGGATACATTCCTTGCAGTCCACCTGCTTGTACCACAACACCAAACTTTTTGACATGCTTTTGTATCAAGCCTTTGATTGCATTCTGCCAGTCTTCTTTAGGCCAACGATAGCCTTCCCAGTCTTCTGCAATCCATAGCCACTGTTCTACATCATCGACTTGCTCTTTAATGATGTGTAGAAGCTCTGAATAGCCTTTCATTGAGTTCTAGAAACTAAGAGATCATATGCGGCATCGTGCATTTCTTTTGCTTCACTATATCGCTTGACCTGTGACTCTACAGCTTCAACGATATCTGGATGTTCACCGATACCTACAGCAGATTTGCCATATACATCAATGTTCAAACTCGCCGCTTGCATCTCTGCATTGTATTTGTCGATTAGATTTTCTAGAATTTTAATATCCATGATATTCTCCTCACTTAAATTCACAGTTCGCCATGACCTCGGTCAGACAGGCAGTAGTGTTGATTTCTTGGTCAGCGACAAACGCAGACTTGTATTGATAGTCAGCAAGAATCAATACGAGTTGAGGTATGCTCGCTGGCTGTAAAAATTCTGAACACTTATTATATATCTGACGAAAAAGTGATACTGCATCTGTATCAGTGTTCATCGCGATCCACTTTCGTATAGCAGTGAAATCTTTCTGTTTCAGACTCTTCACAAGTTCATTGATTGAAATGTCTTGGAAATTTGCTAGGATGCCAGTGTCAATCTTACCACTAGCAGAGTATCGTTGCAGTTCATTGAGAATACGGCGATTGTCTGGAAAATGTTTGTTGATGATTTCAACAATGACTTGCTTGTCATACTCAATGTTTTCTTGGTCAAGTATGTTGCAGGTACGTTTAAACATCTGTGCCGCACACTTGACCTTATCTTCACCAGACAGCTTGAATTCAATCACAGAACATCGTGAGTGTAGTGGCTCAATGATTCGATTCTTAAAGTTACAAGTCAGAATGAATCCACAGTTGCTAGAGAATTCTTCCATGAAGTTTCTCAGTGCGGGCTGTGTTGACTGAGGGTTCAGATAATCTGCCTCATCTAGAATGACATACTTGCGACCACCCATGAGCGACATGGACGATGCAAAAGTCATGATTTGATTTCTAAGTGTGTCAATGTTTCTATCAAGAGAACCGTTCACCACGATATAATCGCAGTTGAGTTCTTCGAGCATTGCTTTGGCAATCGTAGTCTTACCGACACCAGCAGTGCCAGATAAAATCATATTAGGGATATTTTCTTGATCTACGAATTGTTGGAAGGTAGCTTTAAGCTCAGGCGGTAGAATAGTGTCCTTTACTTTGGCAGGACGATACTTTTCTACCCACAGGAATTCTTCGCGCATAACATAATCTCCATAATGTATTAAATTCATGAGTAGCCCCGATGACGCCCTTCGCTCTCATGACAAACACTCTCCCAAGTGCTTCCCATATAACCATTACAACGTAGAATTCTTTTCGATTGCTACCCAGTATTCTACGTCAGAACCCTTGAAGTGTGAGATACCAGCACCACCCTTCGAGTAGATTGATACATCATAGTCTTGGCTGATCAACTTCAAGTTATCAATTTTGAACACAGCACAGAACTCTTGATCAGTCTCACCGACTACAACATCATATTTATCAGATGTTGTATTTTTAGTGTCAGTGCCTCGAAGAATAATCTTACCATCTTCACCAACAATTGTCAACTCAGGAAAGTCCATGATACCAATTGCTCGGCGCACTTCTTCCAGATTTGATTCGGTAATCTTCATCGACACCACTGATCCATCGAAAGCTGGATCTTTTTGCGGCGGTGACACAACTAGATCAGTCGGCGCACACGTAAATGTAACCACTCGTCCGTCAGCAAAAATCTTGAGTTTCTTCTCTTCAATCTCAAACGTTGGATCTGCAAAGCCACGGAACGTTGAGAGAATGCCAAGAAATCTAGACAGATCATAGATTGCAAACTGTGTCTCTACCTCGTGATTTAGTCTCGCTTTCGCAATGACTGTTTTCGTTGGCGAGATTGTCCTAAGAACATCACCCTCATTAAAAACAATCGAAGGATTGATTTGAGAAAAATTCTGTAACACTTCAATTGAACGATCATTGAGATTCATTATATACTTCTCCTATTTCTTTTTACCAAGTTCTTTAGCGTCTGCGGTGGCCGCGGCTCCAACAGATGCTAAATGCGCTAATGATCCACCAAAGATATAACTGCCTACGTGCTTCAGTTCCATCCAAGGACATAACCAAACTTTCATACCCATTCTCTGTACATTATAGCAGAACATATAGTCTTCTGACAAGTACCTATTTGAATATTCTTTTGTATGAATTCCTGTAGTTTTATCTGACAAAAATTCTACCACATCATCTCGTGATGCATCAGGATTCTGATCATAGAACGCATTGATTTCATTCATAAGATTCTGTGACTTGTCATCAATCAGCGCATCAAAATATGCCATGATCTCACGACTGCCATCGAAGTTAGCCGTTCGAACATGATCTGGGCGATACTTGAACTGAGGATATGCTTCATCGTATTTGTGAAACACTTCTTTCTGAATCATCATGAAACCAGTGCCGCCTTCGAGTACCTGACATGGCTCGCCGATCTTAATCGCGCCATCTTTATCAGTGCGTAAAGGATTAAATACATAGTCGCCTACGAAGTTCTCAAGTACATTAGGATCTTCGTCAGCAACACCCTTATCGACTGCTCGCTTGATCTTTTCCCATGAGATAGTCTTCTTAGGATAAGGACCACAGAGAACGTGATAGTCTGGATTCTGACAAGACATACCTAACATCGCAACAACATCTTCAGCTTTGAAACCAATGTCAGCATCAATAAACATCAAGTGAGTACAGTCCGAGCGCATGAATTCGTCTACACAGTAATTTCTTGCTCTCGTAATTAATGATTCATTGAACAAGAAATAGAACTGAAGAGGAACTTGGTACTTAGCCAAGAGACCAGTTAGATCAGCAATAGACTTCGTGAACATACCAGCACACTGACCGCCATACATCGGAACAGCGAGAAACAGTTTACACTGTCTCAATTCTTCCATTTTAATTGTTAATTCCATAGTGTTTCCTCTAAGTTTTCAATACTATAACAGATGTTGTCATGGTTGTCAAGCAAATTTTGGAGTGAAGTCATACCAGTTCCTGTCGATAGCGCCCTGATTTTCAGCGACTTGTACTGAGATTGAGATTCTAGGCCCAATCGAATGCGCCCTGTGAAATATTCCTTTAGGCAAATAGAGAACGTCACCTTCAGATAATACCTCATCAATGAAAGGCTCATGCTTCGATTCTTCTTCTTCAGTCATTATGTTCTTTTTGCCATTGGTAAAAATTGGATAAACTTTCCAATGAACTTTTCCAATACTGTGAATTATGAAGTTATCCAAACCGTCGGCATGACACTCGAATGAATGCGCACCTTTATTCTGTGAACAATAAAAATGTGCATCAGCCGCACAGCCAGCTTTTACTATTGACTCATAGCCTTTCTCAAATCCGCCACAGATAGAATTGATGTTAGGTGTCAATTTTCCAGCTTTTGTCAAAATTATCGATGTGTCATTATTATACCATAATGTCTGCAATCTCTTTGCATCAAACCAATAGTCTTCTCTACGCCAGAACTTAGAACCCTCTGGTTTCAGGTAGTTAGGTCCTGGCTTTTCCATGCAGAGTTTCAATGGCATTGGTTCAGCAGGAACAATCGCCTGTAAGCCAGATACAGCCCTATCATTGCTAATGTACTCACTGAACTTTTTCCATGATATAATATCAGAGAAGAATTTCTTTCTTACTTTGTTGCCACGTGAGACGAATGGCTTCTTGCCTTTGTATTCACTGACAAACTCTTCTTCTGAAATAGGATCAATAAGGTCTTTAAATAACATTATTTTCCCTGAGAACTTGCTCTACTTGCTCTTTATAACTAGGCTCAGTTCCATCAATTTCTACAATTTTATGAAGTTCGGAATCTACATATTGATAAGCCTCTTCGCCGCCGCTGACGACTCTATCAATAAACTCTCTACATTCTGCTTCTGACATAAAAATTTTGTCAATAACATTTGCTTTTTTCCATGATGCATCAGTATCAATCACTGGTGACCAAATACTAGCGTCTTTAGATATTCTCGTATAAATTTTATAAGGCATAATATTCTCCTATGTTGCTATTCTAGAAAAGTTTTTAATCTTTTCAAACTTGATCACGCTGTGAAACTTATCAAACAACTGATCACCTTTGTGACTGATTACAAATACATTCGTATCGCCAGCCAACTGCGTGATGATCTTAAGGAACTCTTCTGTTCCAGTGTTATCGAGAGAACTATCGAACACTTCGTCCATGATCAAAAGATTGGTGGAGATTGAGTTGCGTAACTTAGCGACTGCTCTCCATGTGAATAGCAATGACAAATCAATCCGCATCTTTTCACCTTCTGAGAAGGACTCATATGTAAATTCATCTCTAAATCGTGACTTAATTTTCTCGTTGAAATTCTCATCAAGTTCAAACTGAACAAAGAATTCCATAGTTGCGAGATACTTATTCACTAGCTTATTTATAATAGGAATATACTGTTTTATGATTTTTGCTTTAATTCCTGAATCTTTTAGCATAGATACAGCGACATCATATTCCTCTTTCAACAGTAACGCTTTCTCATGTATCGCTTGTGTCTGCTTGATCTGTTCTTCCAAACTCTTTAGTTCTTCAAGCGAATTATCATCAGTCACATCTTCTTCGGTTATCTCAGTCTGGAACTGTTTGATCGCATTAGTTGAAATCTTGATATTAGAATTTTCTTCCATTATCTTTTGATTCAGTTTGTTTATCTTGTTTTGTATTCCAGCTATCTCTTCAAGACGCTCATTGATATCTTGATATTCGTCGGCGAATGCTCTAATACCATCTTCGAGTTCCTGCATCTTATATTTTTGTTTCTCGACACGTTTCTCGACAAATAAAGAGTCGAGGTCTTGCTGGCACGTAGGACACTCATCATTGTTTTCGAAGAAATCAATCTCTTTTGAAATCGTTTCTATCTTACTACTCACACGATATTCTAGCTCACGTAACTTTTTCAGTTTCGTTTTCATTCTATCATGATCTTCAATGAACGCCTCAAGCATTCTATTTTCATTCATGTAGTGTTCTATGTTTGCTTGACTCTCTTTAATTTTTATATTGAGTTGCTGAATCTTGTTTGCTTTTGCTTCTCTATCACTGCACTTCAACGAGCGAATCTGATTCATATGCTTCTTGGTCATCTCGACCTTCTGCTCAAGTAAATCAATGCTATGTTTTGCTTCTATGATTTCATTTTTATTATCAGTAATTTTCTGTTTAAGTATGCCATGCATGATCGAAAAGATTTTGATATCAAGCAAATCTTCGATGACATCTCTTCTCTCTTGCGCTTTGAGTTGCATAAACGGTGTGAAATTAGCAGAGCCAATCACGACAATTTGAGTGAATGATTTATGATTGAGTTTGAGAATATTTTTCTCTAGATGCTCTTGATATTCTTTAACTGAAGCATTTTGATCGACCAGAACATCATTGCAATAGATTTCAAAAACAGCAGGCTTGATGCCGCGAATGACTTTATAGTTTTTCTCTTTGATCTGGAATTCTATCTCAACGAGACAGTTTTTGCCTGTTATGCTATTGACAAGTAATGGCTTGTTGATGTTTCTATATGGTCGACCATATAACGAGAAGAGAACAGCGTCAAGTAACGTAGACTTGCCTGCGCCATTCTCGCCTAGAATTAATGTATTCTGCGAACGATTCATATCGATCTGAGTCCACTGATTGCCAGTGGACAGGAAGTTCTGCCAGCGTACTCGCTTAAAGTGAATCATTATTCAACACTCAATGCTTCGTGATACAAATTCTCGAACAATACTTTTAGATTACTAGTTTTCGTATCATCTAGTTTCAGATTATCAATATATGTTTTCACAATAGTCACAGTGTCCTCTGCTTCATCAATGATAGAATCATCTTCGACATTCAGATTCAAGTTATCTTCTACGACTTGAATGTGCGATGGTAGACATGCATTTATTCTGTCAACAAATAAATCAAAGATGTAAGGA